CACGGGGAATCCGTGTTTGGTGCTGCCCACGGGCGCAGGGAAGAGCGTGATTCTGGCGGAGTTCTGCCGGGAAGCCCTTGCCAACTGGCCGGATACGAGAATCCTGATTCTAAGCCACGTGAAGGAACTGCTCGAACAGGACGCGGAGAAGATTCAGATTCTCTGGCCGGACGCGCCGCTCGGCATCTACTCTGCGGGACTTGGGTGCCGCGACGTGGATGCGATCACCGTGGCGGGGATTCAGTCGGTGTATCGGAAGGCGAGTGAAATCGGATATGTTGATATCGCCATCGTGGACGAGTGCCACCTGCTGAATCACAAGGACGAAGGCATGTACCGGAATCTACTGAACGAGCTGGAAGCGATCAACCCCTCTCTGCGCGTGATCGGATTGACGGCGACTCCGTATCGCCTCGGGCACGGTTTGATTACGGAAGGGGGAGCCATGTTTTCCGCCCTTATCGAACCGGTGCGCATACAGGAGTTGGTGGAGCGGGGGTACCTTGCCCCGCTCCGCTCCAAGGGAATGGAGCTGCTTCTTTCGGTCGACGGTGTGAAGCGACGCGGCGGCGACTTCGTAGAGTCTGAACTGGCGGAGATGGTGAACACGAAAGCCAACAACGAGGCGATGGTGGAACAGACGCTTCGGATTGCACAAGGACGGCGTTCGATTCTCGTCTTTTGCTCCGGGGTGCAACACGCCTATGCGATGCGCGATCTCTTCCGGGAAAGGGGAGAAATTGCGGAAGCGGTGCTCGGGGAGACGGATTCGGAGGAGCGCGCGCGCATTCTCGAAGGCTTCAAGGCCGGGCGCGTGCGGGTAATAACGAATAACTCTGTGCTTACGACAGGCTTCGATGCGCCGAATACGGATGTTTTGGTTATGGCGCGTCCTACGGAGAGCGTCGTTCTTTATATTCAGTCGGCCGGGCGCGGTATGCGTCCGAAGGAGCACGTGTCGGACTGTCTCCTTCTCGACTTCGCCGGGAACGTGCGCCGTCACGGGCCTATCACGAATGTAATCCCTCCGAAGCGGAAGGGGGACAAGAAGGGCGAAGCCCCGGTGAAGCTGTGCGAGCAGTGCAACGAGCTTGTCCATCTCTCCGCGAAGGTGTGTCCCGCGTGCGGGTGGGTGTTCCCTCCTCCTCCGCCGAAGCGATACGTTCTCGGGAACGAGGATATCATGGGCGGCCCGTCGTCGTTCGGCGTTGAAGAGTGGCGCTGGCGCGTGCATACTGCGGCGAGCGGGAAGGAACTTGTGCGGGTGACGTACTACGGACATTCGGATTCCGTGGATGAATATCTTTGCCTGCTTCACGGCGGGTACGCGGCGCAGAAGGCGTTGTCGGCGCTGCGGCAGATGGAGAGAAATTGCGGCGTGACGGTTGGAAATCCATACGATTTGGACGAGGTGGTCGAAACCATGCAATGTGCTGTCCCTCCGAAAGAGATTTCGATTCAAAGAGAAGGGAAGTATCACAGGGTTGTCGGGAAGGTGTGGGGATGAGGCGGACATCGAAGAAAGCGCCTCCGCCGGAAGTCGAATCCATACCGACGGAACACGAGGAGCAGTGCGGATTCGTTCAGTGGTTCCGCAGGAAGTTTCCCCACGTCCGCATCATGGCGATTCCGAACGGCGGATGGAGAAACGCGGCAACGGCTGGAAAGCTGAAAGCCGAGGGTGTTTCAAGGGGCGTTCCCGATCTATTCATCCCGGAGTGGAAACTGTGGATCGAAATGAAGCGGATCACCGGCGGGCGCGTATCGCCGGAGCAGCAGGGCTGGAAGAGCTATCTTGAGCAGTGCGGGTACGTCGTGTTTATCTGCGCCGGAATGGAACAGGCGCGGAAGGAGGTGGAAGCATGGCTGACTTGACGGCGATTCTGAACGGGCCGTGGGAGTTTCCGAAATTCGAACCTCCCGAAATGCAGCTCCGCCTGTCGATGGAGGACGCTGGGCTGGAGCCGCCGGATGAAATTTTCCTCGACGGGAAGATACACCGCTTCAACAACGGGAATAAGAAGGATAAGTCGGGGTGGTACGTGGCCTTTGCCGACAAGATTCCGGCGGGACGCTTCGGTGACTGGCGGCTCGATCTGAATGTTCCGTGGACTGCGGACGTGGGGAGAGACTTGGATTACGAGGAAGTCGCCGCGCGAAAACGCCATATATAAATTGCGCGGGATATTCGGGACAAGGAACTGGCGAAGCTCCACGACGGCGTTGCACAGGCCGTGGAACGTATCTGGGAGAACGGGACGCCAGCGACGACGGAACACCCGTATCTGAAAAAGAAGGGGATTCAGCCGCACGGGATGCGCGTCTCCGGCGACGGGGCGCTGATGATCCCGGTGCATTCGCCGGAAGGCGATCTCCGAAGCATCCAATACATCCATCCCCAGGGGAAGAAGCTATTTCATACCGGGGGAGAGGCGGGCGGTAACGTCTGTGTCCTGGGTGATCTCGACGATTCGCCGGTATTCGTGGCGGAGGGGTTCGCTACGGCGGCGAGTATCCGCGAGGCGACGGGGAAACCCGTCGTCATCGCCTTCAGCGCGCATAATATGGTTAAGGCGACGGGATTCGTGCGGGAGCGGAACGGAACGAGGACGGATATTGTGGTTGTAGGCGACAACGACGAAAGCGGCGTCGGGCAGAAGGCGGCGAAGGCCGCCTGCGACAAGTACGGGGCGCGGATGATTATTCCTCCGGAAGAAGGTGACGCGAACGATTTCGCGCAGCGCGGAGGGGACTTGAAGCGATTGCTGGCCCCTCCGCTGGACGGATGGCTGGTTCCGGTGCGGGAGTTCGCCAAACAGCCCGCGCCGATAACATGGCTGATCAAAGGTTGGCTGCCGTCGGGGGCGCTGATGATGGTTCACGGCCCGTCGGGGTGCGGCAAGACGTTTCTCGTCCTGCACTGGTCGATGCTGATAGCCTCCTCCGATACGATGCTCCAGTGGGAGGGAGCGAAGATTCGCAACGGGACGGTGATCTATCTCGCCGGTGAAGGGCACCACGGGTTGCGCTCCCGCGTGGCGGCGTGGCTGAAGTATTACGAGGTGAATCCCGATGTCGTCGATCTGCACGTGTCGGCTTCGGGTTGCGATCTGAACACGCCGGAAGGCTGGCTCAAGGTGAAAAGCCACATCGACGCCATAGGAACGAAACCGGTATTGATCGTGGTGGACACGCTGCATCGGTTTCTGCACGGGGACGAAAACAGCGCACAGGACGCCAAGGTGATGATCGACGCCTGTGCCGGATTGCAGCAGGAGTATGGATGCTCCGTTCTGCTGGTGCACCATACGGGCGTCAGCGAGGAGGCGCAGCACAGGGCGCGCGGTTCGTCCGCGTGGAAGGCCGCTCTGGACATGGAGAGTAGCGTGGTGATGAACAAGGACAAGGAGAGTCTCCAGATCATCTGCCGGAAGATGAAGGACGCGGAGGAGCCGCAGCCGACGTGGGCGAGGCTGATGAAGGGGATAGTTCTTCCCGGCTGGTACGACGAGGACGGCGAGCGGGTTACGAGCGCCGTGATCGTGCGCGGAACCGATCCGGGAGACTCCGGAGAGAAGGGGGAGAAGCTGTCCGACATTCAGCGGATAGCCATGTCTTCCTTCCGTCTGGCCGCCGAGACGCGCGGCATGGTGCGCGACGGGCGCTTCGCCGGGGTGGAGGCGGAGGCGTGGCGGGCCGAGTTCTATAAGGCGCACGTATCGGACAGCGTGAACGCCAAGAAGGTGGCTTTCCAACGGGTGAGGAAAAGCCTGCTGGAGAAGCGCCTCATCAGGACGGACGACGATGATCCGAACATCTACTTTCCCGAAGGCGTGGATGCGAACATCGACGAGGCGATCTTCGTTCAAAAACTGACGTGCGCAAGCCCGTTCGACGACTAGGATATTTCCCATTAAACACTCCCCTTCATAGCAATAGTATTTCCATAACCAGGAGTTGGCGAAACGGCACAACGGCACAGTACCGGTACATGTACCGGATACTTGTCAATGGCAAGCAAACGGTACAACCGGTACACACCCCTATATATATATAGGGGTGTACCGGTACCGTGTGCCGTTGCGTATGGGGTTGGACATTAGTATTTCCAAGGCTTCGGCTCTTTGCGAACTATGCTGTTGAAATGTTTGCCGGAACATCAGGGCGTGTACCGCTGTGGCGAACATTCGATTATCAATAGGGGTGGATTCTAAGTGTTGACTTGTGTGCCTTCGTGTGTTATAAATGAGGCATGGACACTTATACGATAACTGACGCGGCGCGGATTCTAAAAAGGCACGTAAAGACCCTCCAGAAATGGGATCGGGACGGGACGCTGGTCGCTAACCGCACGTCAACGAATCGCCGGTACTACACGGAAGACCAGCTGAA